GAAATATTATCTGCCATAGAAAGAATTCTAGCAGAAATTAAATCGTGAGAATTAGTTATAGGATAATTATATTTTTTACAAATTTTTTTATATTTTTCTAAGTTATATTTGTGAATAATGAATTTAATTTTACACTCTGGCAAATCAAAATTAATATTTGCATTAATAGGTATAGTTTGTAAAGATATTTCATCTATTAAATTAGGAATGCTATAATAGAAGTCAACAGTTTGAATATTATGCTCTTTCATTTTTTCATAAAAGATATGAACATTTTGTAAATTGTCCAAAGATCTCAATAAACCATAAAAACATACCGCTACTTTCATTTAAATATAATCTGTTTATTTGATCTTTTTTTTAAAAACCGCATTTTGTCTGCCGTCTGCCCTTTTGATATAATAATCAATGTAATATTGTTCTAAATTTGTATGAAAACTTTGACTCGGTAGCTTATCAGATATTCCAAGTTCCGTCATTGCTTCTAGAGAAAAACAAAATCCTCCATTCAACAAATGTAAAACTAAAAGGGCGTGAGGGTCTGGATTATAGTTATTAAAAATTCCATTAGCTCTAATTTCCGTTTCTAGGTCAGGTATATTATTATACAAGTCTGCATAATGATCCATTAACTCGGAATTAGATATGCAAACCCAATCTCCAAACCAGCCATCATCGTGTGTTAAAGTATATGTATTAACATTTATATCGTCTAAATTAAATTTTGAATTTATTATTAAATCTGGTCTAGTAGATAAAACTATATCAAACTTTATATTATTCTTTTCTTCAAAAATAGACTTGCTCACATTGGAGCAGTATATTATCTTGTACTGAGAGTGAGTTCTATCTAAAAAAATATCAAACTCATTAATGCCAACAATAATATCCTCTTTTACTTCTTTAATTAATTGAGCGTCTGTCCTGACATTTTTGTAAGGAGTGTTATCATGGTCCCAATCTAAAAAAGACCAAGTTTGCAAGAAAAAGTAAAAATCGTAATTATGATTTTTATTTACTAAAAAGTTTTCTAAATTTTTAATACATAAATTTAAAACTTCATAATTTCTTATATGTCCTCTTAGCAGTATAGCTACTTTTTTTTTCATTGTTTAATCTCTTTGTTAAACCATTCTTGTTCTAAATTATATACCTCTTCAGAAGAAAGATACCCGGTTTCGTGAGACGTATTTATAATACCAGTTTTGTACAAGGGAAAACTTCTTTTGACTAAAACCGTGAGACCATATCTTAAACACCCTCCACCATAGGGCAAATTAATAATATCAAAAGTACCATCATTTAATTCTGTATATAAATCAATTACGAACTTTCTACAACCAACATGAGAATAAGTATCATGAAAAACAATAATACCTTCCTCTGTTAAGTATTTATAAACTTTATTAAAATCATTTTTGATCCCATTATAAGAATGGTCTCCATCAATAAAAGCAAAGTCTATCTTACCCCCAGTATCTTTAAATAGAATATCTTCAAATTCTTGAGATGTAGTATCTATTTTAGTTAATTTAAAATTTTTATCATCATGTCCTGATTCTATAAGCTTCCTATCTATATTTTCTTTAGTTGTATTGACTTTATTCGGACCTATGTAAGCTCCTATTTCATCCCAAAAATCATATCCATAAAAAAAACCAGAATTTACCTTAGCAACAGAAGCTAAATGAATAGATGTATTTCCATATTGCACTCCTATTTCTACTATAGTTTTAGAATTTGATAACAGAGCTAATTGTTCTATAAATATAGAATAATTGTAATCATTATTAATTGTTTTTAACATATTATTTTCTTTTAGCTAAAAGTTTTTCTATAGGAGACATCCAACTTGAATCATAATTTTCAATAAACTGTGGATAACCTCTACTTAAATAATCGCCAATCAACGAATTATCAACTATACTATACCCTTCGTTTTCAAAAAAAATTCCATAAGCTCCCTCCATTGAATAAGCTGCAATTCCGACTTTAGATAAAGAATATTCACTATAAGTTGGTATTATTTTATCAACACCTTTCTCTTTAAAAATTTTCATTATCTTATTTTTTACAAAGAATATTGGACCTTGAATTGCAAATCCAGAGTATGGAATTTTATAAGGTGTTTCTGATAAAATTGCATCAGTACTTAAACTATTATTGTCGCCATTAGAAAAAGGGAAGTAAGCGAAATTTGTAAAATCTTTTTCTTTCAAAAAATCTAAATTATTTTTCACTCTCATTGAGTCATGCAGGAAATAATAAAAATCTTCATCTGGAAATGCATTGTAAGCTATCCAATATGCTCCTACATGGTAATTTTCATTTTTAACATCTAAAATTTGAATATTTTTATACAGACTTTGAAGTTCAAAATATGATTTATCTTCACTATTACTATCAATTATTACTATTTTTTCATCCTCATGAAATTTTCTAATATCATCGACTAATTGATAAATAAAATTTTTTTCTTTTTGAAATTTGCAAGGTATAACAAACATTTATTTAAGAATTTTTACTATTTTTTGCTCGTCTCTGTCCGTAAGATAATGATCAATAAATTCATATTGTCTATTAAAATCTTTTACCCATTCATAAAAACACTTCTGTTCATGATTCCCATGTTGAGATCCACTTCCATTAAAAACCCACTCATCAAAAACAATTATAGTATTCGGAACTATGAAGTCATTGAGTTTATATAAAACAGTTTTTGTAGACGAATATAAATCACAATCAACATGCAGAATCCCTATAGGTTTTGCAATTTTAATATAATTACCTATGGTCTCTTCAAACCAACCCTTAAAGAAGGTAATTCCTTCTATTTTAGGAACATCACCTTTTGTAGAAAAATAACCCTTACGACAAACTCCATGTCCAGCTATACTCCCATCTTCACAAGCCCAATCCTCTGGTAAGCCTTCGAAAGAATCAAAACCAAAAATTTTAAAGGATTCGTCAAGATTTTTTCTTAATATAGAAATTGTTCTCCCTTTAAAAACTCCAAATTCTAACACATCTTTTAAATTATTATCTATTAATTTTAATGCTTTTTCTAAATGAGTCATATTATAATTTTTCTAAGATTGATGTTATATGTTTTTTATCTTCGTTCAGGTCAAATATTCTTATACTTTTTAAGTTATCTTTGATATATTTTATATCTCCTTCATTTATAAAAGGAGTAATAAGCTCTCCATTGACTTCCATTTTCTTTAGAACATTGTAGGCTGTTTCAGGGGAATCCTCGCAGAGACCTAACGGAGATAGCCAGTCTTTCATAAAAGATGTGTGCAAATCTTCAACAATATAAATTCCTTTATTTTTTAAGAATTTAAAAAGATAGCCGAGAGTTATCTGTTGATGAGTAGGAACATGTCCTCCATCATCTATAATTAGATCAAAATCACCTCCAACATCCTTGATAAGATTGTTAAGATCATTATCAATAGCTTGATTACCAAGTCTTGTTACTATCCTCTGCTCAGAGAACAATTGACGAGCTTGAACATCCATACCATATACAGTAGCATTTGGGAAGAAATCTCTCCACATTCTTAACGAGAATCCATCATCTATCCCTATTTCTAAAACTTTTTTAATATCAAATCTTTTATAATTTAAAAAATCATCATATATCTCACTGAATCCATGATGAGGGTATTTTGTAGTACCCTTGTCTGTTCCATAAGAATTAGCTATTTGCGTAAGTAATTTCATATTTTAATAAGTCAAAGAAATTCCTGTATCCTGAACCATCGTCAAATTATTGTCATTCCACTCTTCGAAATCCCATTTAATAGTATTTAAGTCATTAAAAAAACGTCTTACTTCTCTAAGTCTATAATCCCAAACATTATCTACTACAATTAATGTTTCTGAATGTGAAATTTTCAAAGCGTGTTGCCAATCTTTCATAGCTCCTTCATAAGAATGATCTCCATCAATAAAAATTAAATCAAATCCCCCATCTGGGGCAATACTCTTTAAGATCTCTGAATTTTTATTAAAAAGTTCTTCATTAGAATAATTTACGAAGTTTTTGTACACTATTCCGGGATCAGTCATTTTCCATTCATCGTAGTCAGTTTTATATGGGTACCAATAATTAGGCTTAATTCTTTTAGGTAAGTTATTTGTAGTTCCATATCCGTCATACCCTCCTTTCTTAATATCAAAAGAATGAATTACACCTTCATCTTCCGATAAGTAAGTATCCATTGCCTCTGACATGGCCTTTGTGCTATCAAAATGATATGAACCTATCTCTAAAATATTTTTAGGCTTAATCATTCTAACCAATGTATTCATACAAGCCCTACAATGAGTTGAACAACCATGATATTTTGTTCCCTGTAAAATTCCGTTCTCTGGACCTCTATCTATATAGAAATCTTTGAAATTATTTTTTATATATTCTATTTTATTCATGCTCATTGTTTCTTATAATTTTCTAAAAAATAATTAAGATCTTCAGGAGTTCCAAGGCCCCACATATTTTCAGCATGGAATGTCATTACTTTCTTTTTGTCTTCAATTGCTTGATTAAAAACAGGGCAAACATAAAATTCTTTATTAACACGAATATCTTTTTTAATCATTCGTTCTGCATATTTTACAAAATCTGAACCATTTTTCCAAAAATAATAACCTATCGTAGCTTTATCCGAAATTGGATTTTTTTCAGCTACTTCTGTAACTAATCCATTCTCATCGACTTTAGCATAACTCCATTTTGGATGAGTACTACTAAATGTAACGATACCCCCATCAGAATTGGTTTCCTGCATCTTATACATAAATTCGCTAGAATTCCAATCTACATATTGATCAGAATTAGCAAAAAATAATGGATTATCATTATTGATTAATTCTTTAGCTATTAAAGCTGTACATGCGGCCCCTTCTGTTAAACCATCCACTTCTAATACTCGACAGTTTGGTGTGATTAAATTTAATAATGAATCTAGATTATACTTTTCTCTATGAGACTTTTGAACAATATAAATATAATTAGCTTCTATATTCAAAGCTTCTATAACAACTTGAATCATGGGTTTTCCGTTTACCTCGACTAAAGGTTTTGGGAAAGTATACCCCGCTTTTTCAAAGCGAGAACCTGCTCCAGCCATTGGAATTAAAACATTTAGCTTATTATCTACCCATTTAGGAATCATAGGTTTAGAGTTTGTATTAATAGATTTTATTTTAGAGAAAACATTTTCAGATACCACTTCTGAAGAATCCCTTACTCTAAGTACATGAGATTGACTTCTTTGTGCCGCTAATAATCCATAAGGAGAGTCTTCTACAATCAATGTTTCTTCACTTAGACATTCGGCTTCCGAAATAGCTTTCCAATACATTTCTGGATGAGGTTTACTATTTTTTACATCCTCATTAGATAATACAAAATCAAAATAATTAATAATTTGCAATCTTTTTAATACAGTCAAAATTGTTTTTTTAATAGAATTTGAACAACAAGCTATTTTATATTTATTATCCGATAATTTTTTTATAAGATTTAAAATATTTTCATTCACTTCTATTCTCTGTAAATGCTCTATAGTATATCTTTGCTTATTTTCCCATATACTATGATGAGAACTCTCTGGCAATCCTTTGTACTGGGTTAGCATAGAAAGTTTTTGACTTGTTTTTAAACCATCATATAAACTTATATGCTCAGATTCTAGTATAACAAATTCTTCTCCAACTTCTCGAAGAGCACGATTTAAAGATTCAAAATGAATTTTTTTTATATCTACTAAAACTCCATCTAAATCAAATATTACTAATTTTATCATTTTAACGAATCTTTCATATCCAAATAATTGCCGAGTTATTGACCATTAAATTAAAGATATAGTTTCTATACATTAAGAAAGTGCAATAATTTTATTTAGAGTTTCCTTTGAAGTTTCTTCAAATACCCTATCTTTTCCGGCTTTTGTAATAATAACCTCGGAATGAGGATTCATTGAAAATTTATATTTTTCTCTAACCTGTTTAGACCAAATCACATCTTCGCCTTCTCCCCAACTAAGCCTTTCATCTAAAGGAAATTCTAACATAATATTTTTTTTGACTATAAAATATCCTCCAGAAATATACATGAATTTTGTTAAATGAGAAATATTGTAAGGAATCAAACATTCTCTTCCCACAACACCGTCCATCCAGTTTCCATTATGAGGCCAAATACACCAGTCTCTAAATCGAGAGCCATCTGTATTAATTATTTTATCCATTCTAATTTCAAAGTCATTACCTCGACATAGTTGGCCTTGATACCATTTTTCACCTAAAATAAAATAATCATGCATAAATACAAGATTATCATACTGAGCAGTTTTGACTATTAAATTTTTCTTTCTAGTTATCCAAGCCGATTTTCTACTTTCATCAAAAATAATAGATTTTACATTTTTTCGATTATACTCATGAGGTCCAACTACAATTATTTCATATCCTTTTATACCCTGAGATTCAATAGAATCAAAAATCATTTCCATTCTGTCGTCTGAATGGCCATCTGTAATAATCCCAAAAGTAAAATTCATATATATTTAGATAAAAATTCTGAAAATATGTAGTCGTCTATTAATTTATACCCGGCAATAAGCTCGAAGTTTCTTTTAACGCTTTCAATTTTTGAAAAATATAAATCAGGATTTAAATCTTCTATATCTATATCATCTAAAAATAAAATACCATTCGAATCAAAATGATCGCTGATTTCCCTTGTGCCTTTGTAAATAGGAATGGTTCCAGTAGCAAAACAATCTAAAATTTTTTCTGTAAAGTATGTATCATATGTAGCATTTTCTATAGCAATTGAAAACATATAATCTTTAAGCCCCTCCTCTTTTTCTTCTATCTCTCTAAATCCTCTTCCATATACATCTATTTTATCTTTATTTTTCTCGGCGAAATTTACCCTATATTTCTGTTGTTCTGTCCAGACTTTATTAGATGTAATCATAGAAATTAATCTAGATTTATCATAAATTTTAGGATTTTTTATCCATGAATTTGTAGTGTAAACTTTATGGAATTTATTGCTTAAAGAAGATATTTCATCACTATAAGTAAATACATCTTCAAAAGTATCTTCTATAAGTTTTATATTATTTTTAACTATTTCTATAGCTCCTCCATTAAATTCGGGAGACTCTAATAACCACAGGAATTTAATTTTATCACAATTTTCATTTACAGCTATAGATAAATCAGAGTCTACATAAACAGAAACTTTAGAATTTTTTGTTTCATAATCCCATTCAAATAATTCGGGAGTGCAATTATGACAAGATGAATTCCCATGAGAAAAACATTTTGATATCATATTAATCTTATTCATATTTTTATTCATCTGAAGCTTTTAAAAAACCATTACTATAAAAAACAGGGACTTTTATAAAACTATCTAAATATATTTCATCCATATCTGGTCCTTTAGGTCCAGTCCATAAACTAGGAACTATAACTTTTTTACTTACATTTCTATTTAAAAAAGAGCCCCACCAAGAAAATGTAGAGTTTGATATAATATTATTCCCACATAGACTCATCATCCATAACTCCTCATAATCTTCTAAATCTTCAACTACTGTAAAATTGCTATTATTAAAATTTTCTTTAGCCCAAGCTTTATCATCTGAGAAAACGAAAACTTTACTGTAATCTCCTATTGTCTCAATAGCTTTATTTATATAAGAAATATCTACGATAGGAAGGATATCTGATATAGTTAGATAGTCTCCTCTTCTTATATGAATAGATAGAGTCCCATTACAAGATAAATCTGGATAGCTTTGATATACTTTATTAAAGAAATCAGAAGAAGGTGAAAACATTCTCTTTATATCACTTTCAATTTCTTTAAAATACTTAACACTTTGAAAATATCCATTCAGTACTAAAGAATTAGCGTATTCATCTTCAGTCATTGAAAAATCAATATTCCTAAAAATATTATTAGTATACTTAGAAGGCTGAAATGCTTGCATAGGGGTGTATGCTTGTGGCATAAATTTGTATTCAATCCCATATTTTCTAGATTCAGATATTACATTTGAAATCTGAAACATTTGATTTCCCAAACCACCTTGAAGAAAAGAAGTTATCATTTTAATATATTAAGAATATAAATTATTAATTGCAGTTTTATGTCTGTTTTCCAAATCTGAATAATCAGTTATACGATTTTCAATAGAAGAAAAACCCGGACTTTGACTACATAACATTTCTTTACTAATAAAACATGAATTATTAAAACAAAAATATTTAGCTAAAAAAATATCAAATATTTTATAAGAATGCATCTCTTCAATAAAAATAGACTCATTCGGAAAAATTTCTAATATTTTCAAAATACCTTTTCTTGAAAAAGAGATAGCATGACAACAGTAAGCACTGTTCAACTTAAAAAGATTATCAGAAAACTTTTCTATAGGATAGATTGTGTAGTCATACATTATATTAGCACCTAAATAAAATATATCCCAGTCTAAAGGCAGACTATCTATAGATTGCTTTAAAAATAAATTTGTACTCTCTTTATCATAAATAAATTCAAAATCATCTTCAAAAATTAAAACTGAATTAAAGTTTTTCGCATAAGCATCTTTAATTACTCTATAAAAAGATAACGAACACCCCAATTGAGATTTATCTTTTTCTGATAAAAAAGTATAATCATTATCATTTATTTTTACGCCATTAAATTTTTCGAAATTATCAATCCCATAATTATTAAAATTTATTAAAGAATTTTCAAATCTATCTTTTCTTTCTTCAAGATTTATAAGATATATTTTTTCAAAGAAAGAGAATGCATTCATAAAATAGATTTAAAATATTCAAATCGGTTGGACATTAAATTTGTATAATCGAAAAATGCATTTTCTATAGATGAAAAAGCAGGCTCTTGCAAACATAAAATATCTTTCCATACAAAACATTTGTTAGAAACTTGAAAATCTTTTGCAAAAAAAACATCTATGGCTTCATAATTTTTCATTAAATTTTCTAACCAATCTCCTTTACCTTCAAAAAAATTTAAAATTTTATTTAATGCTTCTTTAGAAAAACAAACGCTATGTAAAGCATACCCACTATTTAATTTAAGTAAATTTTCAGAATATTTTTCGATAGGGTTTGACATTATCTCATTCATTACATTCGCGCCTAAATAAAACATATCCCAATTCTCTGGCATTTCCTTAAAAGCTCTATCTAAATTATTTATAATTTCATCTTTAGATACAGTAAAATCAAAATCATCTTCTAAAACTAAAATTTTTTCATAACTATTTTTAGAAGCATCTTTAAATACATTATAAAAAGAAGCCGCGCAACCTATTTGACCTAATTTTTTAGAACTTAAATTGCCATTTACTTTAACACCATCAAATCTTACATAATTAGTAATCCCATACTCTTTAAATTTTTCCTCGCACAGATCCCATCTATCTTTTCTCTCTTCAAGATTAATACAATAGACCTTATCAAAAAAACTACATATACTTCTCATTTAGTTTTCAAATATTGAAACAGTTTTATCTTTTGATTCTCTAAGGAAATTTATTAATTCCAATCCTCTTAAACTGCACCAGCTTTCTAAAAGATATGCTATGTTTTGATTTCCTATTACATCTGTATTAAGACAATTAGCTTCAATACAAACCCTAGAAAGAGTTTCAAAAACTTTAGGGAAAAATACAAAATTTCTAGAGGAAGCTAAAATTTCACAGAATTTTTTATGCTCTGTATTATGATTTATTCCTATATAATTATAATTATTCTTTAAACAAAAATCTTTTGCTCCTTTTGCATTTTTTTGTTCATATAAATGATCCATAAAACATGCATCATATTTTTTATCTATATTTTGCAAAGACTCTAGATTAATCAAATTTTCTTCTGACCAAAGATTGACACTAGATTCCACATTGCTTAATTCTAAATTTAGCTCAATTATTTTTTTGTGAGTTGAGCTTTGTGCTACTATTTTGTAGGAATTCTTATATAAATTATAATTAGCAATTTCGCTTTTAGGAGCTATGAAGTTTTCATATATACTTGGATCTCGACTCTTTAAAAATTTATGATCATGCTCATATATAATATATTTTTTATTTTTTAGAGCATTTACAGACCCAGAAGGTAATCCTCCAAAATTACCAATAATAAAAATATCAGAATCGCAATTAGAAATATAATCAGGAGAACAAAAAAATGAGTAAACTCTTTCTACTGAATGACCTTTTTTTGAAAGACATTCAATAAGTTCTTTATTACAAGTTTCTCCTCCTCCTGAAAAACCATCTTCATAAAATTCATCTGATATAAATGTATATTTCATATTTACAGTTTAAATATTTTACTCTGCATTGTCTAATAATTGAGTTTCTAATCCTAAGAATTTAAGATCCTTGAGCTTGTAAGCCTCCCATTTAAAAGGAACTTGTCGAGAAACAACTACGCCTTCCATTGGGAGCTCAGTAGAACATAAAGGATCTACTTTATCTAGATACTCAAATTCTAATCTCTTTAAGAAAGTTTTACCCCATTCAGAAGAGTCAAAAGGAATATCAAATAAATCCTTGGCTTTTCCATAGTAGTAAGTTTCTGGAGTTTTTAACTGCTTCTTCTTACAATAAGCTTGAATTTGTTCATGAGAAAAAGAAATAACTTCTCCATCCTGATTAGTATAATCAATTCTAAATACTAGGAAATCTCTTTGCCCTTTAAGAATCCCATAATCATATGGAGTTTGAATCATTGACTGCCCATTTACCCAGCCAATTACCTCTCCATAAACAGAGATGCCCTTGTCCAGCTTTGGATAAACTTCATCAGCAACAGACTTCCAAATGTCCTCTTTGTAAAAACCTTTTGAAACTCCAATTGCAATATCTTTATTTTTGATTACATTTCTAGAAGCATACAGCATCCCATATTCTTCTTCTGGAACTTTGAATCCCAGAAGTTTAACAAGCTTTTCTAAGAGAGAAAGACGGCGCTTGATTAAAACATTAGCTACGACACCATTGCTTCCATGATATTTATTTGTAATAGAAATATAATCTTCAGGATTAATCTTATAGATTTCTTTTCTCAAATTTTCTGTATCAGAATGGAGTCTAAATTGATTTTCTACTAATCTTTCAAATTTTTTAACTTTTGTTTTCGTAGATGGCGAACTGCTTTCTTGAATAGGCGGCTCATATTTAGAAATAAATAATTCACCACAAATGGTATCAAAAGAAATATTCTCTTCAATATCTTTTAAGAACACTCCGTATTCACTAGAAACAAATTCAGAAAATCTTTGGAAAGAGATAATATAACCATTAGAATATTCCCCTCTCAATTTTATCATTTTGACTCTGCCTTTAGCATCAAAAAATCCTTTGACAGTTTTGTCCTGATTTAAAAGAGGATCTCTAAAAGAATTACTCCAAGATAAAAACTTGGAAGAAATTTGACTTTCGACAGGGCAATATACATAAATATCACCGACTTTAGAAGTTAAGTCAGTAACGACTATTGAATTCTGTATCTCTGCCAATTGCAATTTATCAGCATTTGGGTGAGGGTAAACAGAATCCAATTTTAAAATTTGAGCTAAATAATTTGAATTATAATCTTTAGAAGTAGAGAGTGTCATAATTAAATATACAAAAATTTTTTAATCTGTCAACTAAATTTGAACCATTTTTATGTCGAACTTGTGAGCTATTTCAAAAGACTTTTCACCTTTTTCATAAAAATCTCTAAAAAATACTTGTTTTATTCCATACATTGCAATGTCCATAATACAGTTTTCACAAGGAGACAATGTAACCGCTATCAGTTTCCCTTCTCCCGGCTTACAATATCTCAATGCTGACCTCTCAGCATGAGAAACGAATGGTCTGCGACCGTCCCTACAAGACCAATCTATATCGTGTCCCGGTATAGAGCCATTGTAACCTAATCCAGCTACACTATTGTCATGTCTTAAAATACAAGCTCCACATTTTACATATGGGTCTTCAGATCTTGAAGATGCTGTTTCGGCTAATTTTAAAGCATATTCTTCCCAAAGTATTCTACTCATTTTTTTTATTCAAAAAGGTTTTCATCTTCTTCTTCTTCCCCATCTTCATCTGAGTCCTCTTGAAGAAAAGTAATTGTATCTTCGAAAGAAACTTCTTTAAGAGAATCAGATATATCACTTATCTCTTTACATTTTTCAGAGAAATGAAGGGATGCTAAAGATAGAATTAAATTACAGCTGAATAAAGTTTCTTTTTCATCCATCCCTTCTAAAGCTGAATGATTAAGAATATTATGCCAATTAACAAATGCTATTGTAGATATTTTTTCCGCAGTATTAGGGAAAACTTTCTCTATAAGCTCTAAGACATTTTCTACTGCATTTTTATTTTCAGACATATATTAATCTATTATACCGTTTATAAGTTTTCTTTTTGCTCTGAACTTCATAGATCTAGAACCTTCTCCTTTTGTTAAACAATTAAAATGGTTCTTGCTTAAGCTTTTCAAGGAATTTAAAATATCTAAACCTTCTAAATCAGAAAAGGATTGATCTTTAGAATTTGAAACATATTTATAAGATACTTTTTTTCTTTTTATGAAGTTTTGTATTCTATTATTAATGCAGACAGAACAGAATGTTAAAAATTTAGTTTTATTATCAGGATTAAAAGCGTAGATAGCCGAAATTATAGCATCATGAGATTCAGACAATAGATCCTCTGTATATCCAAAATTTTTATACTTATTGCAGACTATAGTATTAGCAAGTTTATAAGACTGCTCAAGTATATCCTTACCCATAGAGTAATCTCCTGTTAAACAAAAGTTTTTTACCTTTTCTTCTAGAATCATTTTACTGAAAATTGAGAGTTAAATATAGGAATACATCCACAAAAAATTTGGTTTTTGAAAGACTCTCTAATAATAGAGAATTGACTTAACCCTTCAATTAGTTTATTTTTGCTACCTCTTAAAATTTTAGGGAGAATCAATAAAGGATTTTCAGAGAAAAGTCTATCTACTCCGGGCAATTTAAGATCATAACAAATCTTTAAAAGATTACCCATGTAAGGATGAAGTCTAAAATCTTGAACAGAAACATTCTCTTGAACTATCTCGAATCCTTCTTTAGTCATTTTTAATTTAGACATTTCAGCTTCCAAAGAGGAGTACATATTAATAATTTCCCAATCTATTAATGTGAAATTTTCACTTTCAATTTTATCAGAAGATAATACAGAAAGAAAAACATTCAAAGAATCATCTTGAGGAGGCATATTACCGAAATTAACTAAGCCATGAGAGATATCTTTTAGAGGCTTATGAGATAAAACTACTATTTCAGTATTGCTTTTTTGAATAAATTCTCTTAAATTTTCTTCTTTTTGATGTGGGTAAAAAGTAGTAAGAATCATTATTTATTATATTTAGATTTTAATATAGCAATGAAACTCATAGCCGCTGCTGGGTCAACTCTATCGACTGTAGTCCATTTAGGGTTCCAATCAAAACCTTCTACAGTAGCTAATTCTTTCAAAGAGTGTACATCCATGGAATACTTGTCTAAATGTTGAGACAATAGAGATTGTATTTTTACAGTCTGAGCTTCAGCTCTTACGTCTTCTTGCTTCATCTCGTCTTGGCCCAAGGATATAATACCTAAAGAATGCCTCACAGCTCTGATAAAAGCTCTATTTTCAGCAATTGTTTCTAAAAATTTAGAAAACTTTTCATCAGTATTTGAAGTGGAAGCATTTGCTGTAGCACCGACTGTCATTTCCAAAGGGCTTTCTATATTCGGTATCCACTTAATCACAACCTTCATTGTAACACTATCACCAGAAGAAGAGACTGGGATAGGATCAATCATAGAATATCCTCTAATCGAAGCCAACTCTCTGAACCCTGCCAATTTAATCACAAGATCTTCCTCTGGGGATTCATCTATTAATCTATCAAGATCTTCTTGACTTAAATCTTCCAATGGAATTGCTCTAGCAGCAAAATTATACTTGTTCAATACAATGTGCTCTCTTGGAATAAGTTTCCTCCAATCTATAAGTCCATTAGACTTTAGTGGATAATTAACATTATTTAAAAGACCTGCTTCGTTTCTCAATGGTTTAAAAACACCGTCTTCCGGTTGAACAAATAAAAGAGGAGAATCTAAACCTGTTTTTGCAGGTGCAATAACTCTTTTCTTAGAAGACTTTTTTACAGTTTCCTCTTGAGAATCTTTAATATCAGAATGATTACTAGACTTAAGCATAAATTCTACTGTAGTTTGTTGTAAATTTTTATAACATTCAAGATATCTTCGAAAGAAGTATCTGGACTGTCGTTGAACTCAGCAACAAAAAAACTTTTACCAGTATATAATCCGATAGCTTTTGATAATTTAGACATTACCTTTGAACGAGATTGAGATTCAGGTTCTGAAAAATAAGTAACTGCTCCATGGAGAGAGAAACAAATAGGTTCTTTTGTATCCTCTTTCCATTTCCTAGTAAATGAGAAATTAGAGCCATCTTTATTTAGAGCTCTACCATTTTGCAGCCACTTGTTTTTATTAGTGAATATTTTATTTAGATTCATTTTTAAATATTAAAGTATAATCTTTGTTCTCCAAGAAATCTTCATCATTCATAAAGCTTTCTTTTAGTTCTATAGGAAAAGATTTAAAGTCTAAATCATTTTTGTAATGATAAATAGATGCATATGTTTTTCCGTGAGCTATGTAAACTCTATTTGATTTAAATAACATAGCATCTTTTTCTAGTATGTCAAGAGGTTTTTCTTTTGATTTCTTATATATAGTACATATGCCTAGAGTCTCAAGCCTTAACTGATTTAATAAATCATCGTTGCAACAGATAACAAGTAAATTTATAAGATTCGAAACACAGCTTTTAATAAAATCTACATCAAAACTTTCGTCACAAAAATAAACAATAGATTTTATATTTTTAATGTTTAAAGAATTTAAATCTAAAGGCTTTTTAGTGCTTATATCCGCTTTTGTTATATTTAAGATAGGAACAAGACACTCTTGATTATCAAAAATATCAAGACGTATATTAAAAGCTGTATTAACTAACTCTCTAGGAAAAAATCCGTCAGGAATAAAATTTAAAAATCTAGGACCATATTTTTCTCCAATATATAATGTTTTATAATTTACAGAATCTTGTATACCTATTTTATTTAAAATTGCATTAGCTATTATTTCCGGCTTTATAGTATTTATAGTCTTTGGCCATTCATCTTTTTTATAATTCCATCTCGCAGTTTTTAATTCTGGCTCAATATAAAGAACCTTATCAAAAGAAGGAACCACTACTTTGCTAGGATAATTACTTCCGAGAAGGATTAAATCTTTATTATAAACTCTACATAATTTAGCAGTAAGCTGGTTAGATGTAACACAAAGTCTACTATTTTTAATTACATAAGCCAATTGTCTTACAGTTAAAGCTGATCTCAAATCCAAGGAACTTAAGACAGTGGGGTCTTCTTTATCTCCAACTTGAATGACTTCAATACCTGTGATCCTTAAAAAATCAAGAATCATAGGAATGACTTCTGAACTGTAATCGTAAATTTGAGATTTCTTTTCAGAACCTGTTTGATATACTATATAATCAGAAGGTACAGGATAGAAGTTTTCAGGGAAATCCTCTTCAGAAGTATAATCTTCTACTCCACAATGTTGAAATATTTTATTAAGCATATTAAAAATTATTTTTCATGAAATCTACGCAATTCCTTGTTATTTTTGGATGGAAAGCCATATCGAAAAAACCTTTATGATTCTCTATCCCCTCCATACCTAGGACATCATCTAATGCTGGACTACAAGGCATTGTTTTTTTAATAAAATCCAAGTGCTCAAACATTTGAGGAAATAATGTAGATACATAGTAATCCCATTCTGATTTAGGGAACTTTTTATGTAGCCTCTCTAGAACAGCAATAGAATCCACGCAATCTCCTAAATTGCCATCTTCTACATATAGAATTCTTTTTTTATCACTTTTATAATCTATTATATCATCTATAGAAAGAGTTTTATTTTCTGGCTTCTCTTCTATTTTTTGATTAAAAGAAAAATCGTAATCAGTAAAAGGAAGATCATCTATAAACTTCTCAATTTTAGCGCAAATTTTATTACCATCAAAATTTTCTAAAGCCCATTGTCTTAGATTATATCCTTTTCGCTCTATTTCTTCTTTAGAAAGAGAAGTTATCTTCTCCATAAATTCGACTATTGAAGATGGCAAGACTTGAGCTTTATCAAACTGAGAGCCGTGTTCTCTATACAAAGTAAAGTCGAGAGGGAAGACTTCAGGATTTACTGTAAAATTAGTACCATAAGAATAATTAGTAGTAGCAACAGGCAAACCACAGAACAAAGCTTCTAAAACAGGCATCTCAAATCCTCCACTTGTAGCTGGATGAATATAAGCATCGCACATATTGTACAATTCGCACAAATCTTCTTCTTCCACTCCTACAGAAACATTTGAAGTATTAACTTTTTTCTCTGATTGACAATTTTGACAGTTCAATTCTTGACCAAAGAAAGGTTTAACAGATACATCCTTACAAGCAGAGCATACATAAGTAGTTAGAACATCCTCTCTTCTGACATTGAATCTCTCTAAGAATTCAGGAATACGCCATCCCTCTGACCAATTTGTATGTAAAAATAATTTACAATCAATTTCTGGATGAGCTTTCTTAAAAATAGAAAAAGCTTCGATAAGTGTACCTACAAGCTTTCTTAACTGATTTCTAAAAACAAAACCAAATACAAAAGTATTATCTGCTACTCCGAATTTTCTTCGAACAGCTTTCTTTTCTTCTTTTGATAGAATTTTAAAATTCTTATCCTCAATAAGAGCTGGCATATACTCAGAATCTACTCCCTGCTCTGCCAAAGCATCTTTCGCAAATTGAGCTTTAACCCAGAGGTTTCCAAATTTATCTTTTTGATCTTTAAAAACTCTTAGCAAAGGAAGAGAATCAATAGGAGTCCAAAAAACATGTGGGAACTTATTGATCCACGGTTTATCAAAATAAGGCATACCCCATATATCTTCTAACATTATTAAAGCATCTGGCTTTTCTGTTTCAAGAACTCGATTTATATTATATTCCCCATACTGAATAGCTTGCATTTTAGATGCATCACCTCGAAACTGATCTAGCTCTCTAGGATTGTCTGGTAGACACCCGTAACATTTCCAAGGCATTGACTTGCAAATATTATCACTCCAAGTAAAAGATCCTCCTGCGTACTCTACTAATTCATATTTACCTGTCTTAAAAAGATAAGACAATAAAAATTTCATATGTCTACCAAAACCTGTATTGGCTAAACATGAATTAGAGTGTAATACTACTTTTTTCTTTCTTTGCATTTGATTGTATTGTTTAAATATTTATAAAAAAAGGCCGCTCACTTAAAAAGTGAGAAGCCTTGAATATTTTACTTAACTAAACATTAAAAAGGGATTTCTTCTTCAGCTTCCCAACTTTCAGATTCATCAGAAGCAAAAGATTTAGTTTCTGTTTCTTCAGAGGCTTTAGTAGGATTTAATTTAATCCGTTCATTAAGGATTTTAATTTGATCTACGAAAAACAAATCAATCTTAGTAAAATCTCTAATAATTTTTCCCTTGAAAGAAATTTCTTCTGGAGAAGGAAGCTCTGAAGATTCAAACTTCCAAGTCACCTTCTCATCATTTTGAGTAACATAATACGAGTCATACCCAGCTTTGGACAAGTAGTATCGAATAGAGATATTTTCAAAAGATTCTAAATTAAAAAATGAATTAAGAAGGCTTCGAGTCGCAATATTCATTCGGAAAGGAACAAGATAAGCTTCATCTTTATCTTTAATTATAGCCTTGACTCTAAAGTACTTGTCTCCCTTATACTCCTCTTCTACAGCTTCAATCTTAAATATAGAGCCAGATATAGAATTTATAGAGTTATCTGTGGATGGAACCCATTTATTTGTAACTGCATCTTTAGATGAGACTTCAAAGAAAGGTTTAACACTTTCGCCATTTATTTTAGAAACTGGCTTAAGAATTAAAAGCGTTCCAGTTTTTTCGTTTTTATTGCCTAACATTCGAGTATTTTTTTATTTGTTTGGTTTGTTTTTGGAAAGAGACTTTCGTCTCAAAATTTTTGTATATTAATATTACATTCTAAAATGAAAAATGTTTCTTAAGCTTTAAAAATATGTTCCATTCCATTTTCAAGAATGAAATCAAAAAGCTCTAGTACTTCTTCTGAAAAGTTATTTTGATTTTCATCATCTATAGAAGAAATATATTTATCATATATTAAGTACATCAAGGAGGCTACCCATAAAGCATCAAAATTATGACTTTTTTCGTCTTTTATAAAAGGTAACCATGTTTCATTTTTTTTAGAAAGAATTTGACCTATGGAAAGTAAAACTTCTAAAGAATTTTTATCTACACTCATAGGTATATTTATTCCTTAATTACCGTCAGATTCTGGCTGATCAGTAGCGATATCTTCTTCGTCAAGAGTTTCTTCTCCTTTCAAAGACTCAATAAATTTTTGCACAACATCTATAGCAAAACTTTCACGTTCATCTTCAGGAACCATAGAACAATAAGAATTTAAAATTAAATGTATTAGTGCAACTACAATTTCCGAATTAAACGAATGAGGGTCTACATAGTCAAAAAAAGCAGATGAAGCGTCTTCTCCAGAAGCCTTGAATAATACTCTAAATAGAGTTTTAGTATCAGTGGTAATGGTCGGCTCCGATGTTTCAGTGTTCAACTCTTCGTTGATAATTTCAGCGTCTAAGATTTCTTCATTCATATTATTATTCATTTTCTTCTATATTTTTTAATTCCGAGAGTTTCGTGTAAGCTTTATGGTTTTGGATTTCCATATGATTTATCCAAAGTATATCTTCCCCTTTCTCTCCTGTTATATACAATATATCTTCCTCTTTTGGTGCTTCAGCTTGTTTTAAATATTTCGCTAATTTATCACCTAGTAACATAGCATAGTTTGAACCAGTCTCATCAAAAATTTTCATTTTTAGATAAATATTACCACTTTTACTTTTACCTTGAAGAATATCTTTTACAATACAAGTAAGCTCAAAAGAACCTTTAAGGCGAACGTATTTATCAATTTCATCTAAATTCCTAATCATAGGATTCAAGTCTCCAAAAACCATTTTCATGGTAGTCGAATAAGAGAATCCGAGAAGCATTCTTTCATAAAAGAATGAAGCTAATAATTCATTTCGACTATTAAGATTATATATTTTAAAATATCCTATAGAATTTTTTCTGATAGTACTTAAACGAGAATCTTTTGTAAACTTTTTGCCATTAGAATCTATCCAATTCAGATAATCTTTAAGCATAATAACAAGATCAGAATTATATTTATGCTCATTATTTATACAAAAGATTTTCTCTTTAGGAGTTAAGAGATTCCACAGTTGAGCTTCTAAAACTTTTTTAGATCTATCTTTAATAGAATGTCCTAGAGCACCGCTTTGAATGAGAGAAGAAAGAATCCCAATACCTAACCTTGCATCCTTTGCAGAATTATAAAGTTTAAAATCAGAATCTATATCAGAAGATATGAAACTTTTAAGCTTTTCTATACTCTTGTCTGAGATACCTTTAATCTCTCCCAATCCGAATCTGATATTTTTACCCTCAATAGAAAAAGCTAATCCACTTTTAGCAACATTCGGAGGTAGAAGTTCAATTCCGAAATGAGGAAGTTCATGCTGAATAAGCTGAAACTGTTCTAGGAAATCGCCTCTAGTAGCAGCTATCTTTAGACAGGCCAGAAAAAACTGTTGAGGATATTTATGTTTTAGATAAACCGTTGAGGCTGCGATAGTTGCATAAGAAAAGCTGTGGCTTTTGTTGAACGAATAATTTGCAGAATCTTCAAGAATCTTCCACAACAACTCTGGAATCTCTTTATTTAAACCATTCTTCTCGCAGGTTTCAAAGATGACATCTTTCCACTTGGCCATGTCTTTTATCTTCTTCTTACCAATGCATTTTCTGATGACCTCCCCGTCAGCTTTTGTTAAGCCAATCTTCTCACACATCTGCATCGTACTTTCTTGATACAAAGCTAAAGAGGCAGTGGACTTCAATAATTCGTCGAAAAATGGATGAATAGATTCATTTTTCCCTTCATTGACGAATTGAGCATATCTGTCCACAAACTGCAATGCTCCGGGTCTAGCGAGTGCTGTAACAGCAGCTAGATGATCCATATTCTTTGGCTTTACCTTATTTACTACTCCTAAGTTACAATCTCCACTAATTTGGAAAAGACCATAAGGATACTTCACATCTTGAAGATTCTTAAAAACATTATCATAATTTATTTCAAAATCTTTTGGATCTAAATCTAAATTAGAACAAACTTCATTGATAATACCAACAGCTTTCAATCCCAACAAATCAAGTTTGATATTATCAAGCTGAGCATAATCCATATCATAAGTCGTAACCATTTCTCCTTCGCCCATTTCGCATGGGATAGAATCAATCAACTTATTATAAGACACTATATAAGCACTCGCATGAGAGCCTTTAGAACAATTTAGTTCTGCAAGTTTCAGAGCTATCTTATAAGCCTTTGGATTATCTTTGACAAATTGAGCAAAAGAAGGAACCTCTTCTACAGCTTTCTTCAAGGAATGAACCTTCCCAAATAGAGAAGGGATCTGTGCAGAAATCTCAAGACTTTGCTGTTCAGAATATCCCAAAACAATTTTACAAACTTCCTTAATACATTTTCTACTTTGTAATGTGCTATGAGTAGATATTTTGCAAAAGTATCCATTATATTTTTCTTTTAGAATTTCAATTAATTTTTCACGTTTCGAATCTTCGATATCTAGATCAATGTCGGCAGCATCAGAATAATATTTAACGCCATCAACAATATTTGGAGTTGTTCTAGATGGAGAAAGAAACCTTTCGAAGAAAAGCCCGTTCTCTACAGGGTCTACATCTGTCACCTCTAGACAGTAGAGAACTAAGCTTGATGCGGCGCTGCCTCTTCCCGGCCCTACAGCGATCTTATTCTTCTTGGCTATATTGACTACATCCCATACCATTAATAAATAATCTACAAAATCTGTGGGTGAAATTACCCCCATCTCATAAGACAATCTATCTCTATAGGATTTTTCCTTTTTAGGATCAATGTCATTTTTTAATCTTTTCTCAAATCCTCTTTCGACTAACAAATTAAAAAGCTCTAGACTTGTTAGGTCTGATCCATTTAAATTAAAAGGAAGATCTAGGGCAGAATAATCCTCCTTACTTAAACAGAATTTAGGCAATCTAATACCGTGGATATTAAGATCTATATTTTCGAATTGATCTAAAAAGAATAACATAAATTAAGATTCCTGAAAATTGTAAGCAAGTTTTTTAAATATCTGAGCAGTCAAATAACAATCATAGTCACCTTGGTGAGTTCTAGATGCATCTATTTCGATTCCCCATTCATTACACAAATAAGTGACATTACTTTTCAATCCTCTTTTAATAAAATTAGCCCAACGAGTTTGCCATGCATCAAAATTATCATAATCAGGCTTTGCCCCTGAAAGATAAGCTTTAGCTAAAGCATTCGTATCGACAACTCTTTTTACCCATTCGAAATCAATAGGCTTGCCAATTTCCCTAAACCAGTTTCGAATTTGATAAGCGTCGAAATTTAGTCCATTATGAAAACCTAGCAAGTCTTCTCCAAAAAACCAAGGGGATATTTCTTCATAAACCTTCTTCGGACATAGAGCTTTCTTTTCATACTCTTTAAAATTAAAACCTGTAATTTCAGCTGCCCTAGGATTAACATTCAAATCTTCCCACCACAGATATCTAGATTGACTATCTAGAATCTTTCCATTCTCCATGATAACCCAAGCAAACTCCCATGGCCGAGAAGTGTTAAGATTAAGTCCTTCTGTTTCTGTATCAGCAAAATAAATGCGCTGATTGATATCTAGTTTATTCATATTTGGTTTAAAAAATCTATTTTCTTTTCAAGTTTTTTGATAATAGCTTTAGCTTCTTTTCTTTCTATTAGAAGAGGATCACAGAATGAAATTTCCCCATCCTCAGTTATACAATCGTAAATAGGCGTTCCATCTTGATAAACGATTTCAACGACTTTTCCAACTCTACAGCTATCTCCAAAAAAGATTTTGGTTTTAACAAAGTCACCTTCTTTTATTGTTTGCATATTTATTTTTTATTTTCTAGAAATGATTCCCAACAAAACTCCCTAGAAGACATATGATCAAATCCGGGATTGTCAAGTGTTCTTCCTGATCCAAATTGTTTTCTATTCAAGCACTTCAAAGTAAGAAAGGCTTCGTAATCACTTCTATTTTTATAATAAATACTTTTAACCTCTTCTGTCTTAAAGTTATTCATCTTAGCAAAAAGAAGAGCAGCTTCTCTAATTAGATAATCAAAAGGTAGATTATTATCCTCAAGAAAAACTGTAGGGTTAATCTTTTTTAATTCAGGAATACAAAGAGATCCTTGTAATAGATTTTTATGGAGGAAAGAATCATAAAAAGGAATAGCTAATGCTAAATCTTCGCTCCAAAGAGAATGCAAGTCAGAATAAGAAAGTCTTGCCTCCTTGTTGAAATTATTATAAGCCGCCATAGTAGAAAGCTTAATCAAAGCCTTATAACCATTAAAATTCTTTGGAAAAATAATATTTTTGTGAGAAGATAAAGAGGTTTCTTCCGAAGAGCTGTTAATGAAGGAAACTCTTAAGCCAAAAATAAGTTTAATTTTTGAATCTTTACAGGCTTGTAACGCAGCTACGAATCCAGCCATTGTATCCTCTACAAGACATAATTCTTTTAGATTATTCTCAACAGCAATATTTATAATACTATCTGATAGATCAGTATCTTTATTCTTCTCGTAAGGATCGAGAGTTAATATACTACGTAAAATAGAGTAGTGACTCTTAAAAAGAGGAATCATTTGTAAGTAATTTAAATAAAAAGCTTAATTAAATTTAGGACAGCCGGAGTGCTTTCTCTGAACTATAGTATAGCCCAAAGCTACATAACTATCAAGTTCTTTTTTAAAATAAGCAGATTTAGAAGGTAAGCCTTCTTTAACAGCTTCAAAATACAAGAAGGGAGCTTTATATTCACAAACCCAAACAGGTGATCCGTCTTCCTTATAAGTAAAAGGTTCTTTACCACAAAGCCATTTGCGTTTAAAATCTCCAGCAGCTGTATTAGCTAAAGCTTTCTCTAATCCAAAATCTTGCAAATATCCTGATATATATTCAAGGTAATGCTCGAAAGCTTCTATCTGACTCAAAGAAAACTCCATCTTAATATATGGATTCTTTCGGAATTTAAGGAAAAGAAATTCTACAGTTATTTTTTTTCCGGGATAAAGTTTAGAAGCCACTAATGCATAAATTAATGCTTGGATATTAAAATCCATATCTTCTGAACCTTTTGAAAATTTAGATTTAGAAGATTTAAAATCTAAAATTCTAATATGATCTTCATAAATAAATAATCTATCTATAAAACCATAAATCCAATATTTACCATTATTTATATTGAATTCATATTCTGTCTCGTATTTCTCACAGCCTTTTCCGTGGAAATCATTTTCTAAACCGGTTACCAAAAACCCGTTTATTTTTTCATAATTTTCAGAAGAATCTACCTCTTCTTTTTTAAGCCACTTAGAAGCAAGTCTATGAAGACATGGCAACGATAATGGCCTTCCGCAAGTAAGAGCTTGACTCACCTTTTCTTTCCTTTTCGGATGAGCCAAACATTCTAAAATAATGTGAGTTATTCCTCCCAGTTTTGAACCAGTGTTCCCCTTTGAAGGTAAGCCACAGTTATATTTTAAATATGCAAGATAAGAACAACTACTATAAGATTTTATTTTGCTTGCGGAAAGCCTAGGAAGTGACATTTTAATTTTCGATTAGATTCCAGAGAGTGTCATCAAACAATGATGATTTTACTAGAGTCTTTATATCAGAGTCTTTGGGTTTGTCTCCTGAATATTTCACTTTTCCGCCTCTTTTTTTGTATTCCTTCAAAACAAATAGATTTTTTACATAAGAATTTTTTTCTCCAAATTTTCTATCTGCGACTTCCTTTACTTGGGAATACTTTTCCTTGTCCAAATACTCAACTTCAGCGAATGAGAACTCAATAGGTTCTTCTTTGGCATTTTCAAGATCTCTATCTAGAGCGATTATTTCTTCTTGAGATGGAAGATTATCAAAATCAAAATGATCTTCTTCCGATCCTACAATTTGACTAACTGGCTTATCTGACCACATTTTACATGACCAATAATTAGCTTTGTATTTAGGTCCGGGATTATCACAATTATGTCTGGCTCTATAATTGCTTCTACGCTCAGGATCATCTCTTTTGATTGACATATTCGGATCACCGAATTTTACAATGACAACACTACCTTTGTCATTTTTTACGTACACACCAAATTTTTTAGCACTTCCACCCGGAAGTCTGAATGGTTTATTTAAGGTTTTATTTTCGTTTTTCATATTTAATGCTAATTATACTGTATACACCAAAAGGATGAACTAAAAAACTTGTAGATTTTTTTATAATGATTTGTACCATTCAATAATCTCTTGTTTTTCCATATCTCCAAAATCTTTTTTATAAGGAAGTTTTACAAAAATAGAATCACTGCTAAAGAATTTAGATAGTTTATATTTGATTCCCAATGCAGCTTCCATTCCTCTATTAGTTTCAGAATCTATATCATTGTTAGTCGCAATAATAATTTTATCTACATTGCTTTTTATCAGAGTAAGTATTACAGGCTTTGAAACACTTAATCCGAAAAGAACTAAAAAGTTTTTTATACCAGCCTCATAAAGAGAAAGAGCATCTCCAATACTTTCCACTAAAATTACACATCTTGAAGATTCGATATCAGAGTGTGTGAGTTTATAAGGGTAAACAAAATTAGCCTTTCTACCTAATATTTTCCATTTAGGCCTTTGAGAGTTAGTATATAAATCTCTCCCAGCAAGACCTATGATTTTTTCTCCTTGATAGATAGGGAAAACGAATCTGTTGTTAAGTTTCCCATAAGTTTTTACTCCTCCACCAAAATCTTTTACAGTTTGTTCTGAAATGCCTCTATTTTTATAAAATGTATACCAAGGCATTAAATCTTTTACGAAATCAGAATCAAAGAATTTATCTTGAACTATTTTAGTTTCCTCTTCTTCTTCCTGAGCATTAGCCGAACTATCGAAATACTCATCCCTTAAGAAGTTTTTAGCATCCTTTTCATTTATGTTCAAGGTTATCATGGCCAACTTTACAAGAGGACCCGATTGACCAGTAACGAAATCTGTAAACCATCCACTTTTAGTGTTCACACTTAAAGATGAACTAGCACTATTTCTATAAATAGCTTTCATTCTTAGATAATCAGATCCAGACTTCTCTGGCATATATCCCATTTTCTTGAGTAAATCTACGATCATATGAAATCTCCTTTAGTGTATTTTTTATTATTTGCAACTTCTATTTGCCCTAATCTTTTATTGAATACATCTTCTGCACTACCGCATTCACTAACCTTAAAGTTTTCGACTTTAAAATTAATATAATTTTCTACAAAAACATCTCCGTCTTGAGTAGATCTCTTTACATAGTTGTCTGCCCCCATAGCCTCTTCGCCTTGAACACGGGCTCGAACTTCGATAAGTTTATGAGTTCCGAATTCTTTGCCTCCTTCTCCAATCTCCTCTGGGCTTTTCTTCTCTAGTCTATACATGTTGGAACAATGCCATTCGATCTGAGAAGACATTGCTGTGCCTCCGCTACGATTAGTCTGAACGGCTGTCAATCCTGCGGTTCTAGGTAATAAAGACACGAGCTTTTTTAGTTTATCAGTCTTTTGACCAAGAAGCTCATATCCCTCGAATGCATTAGTAATATTTTCTTGAGTAGATTTCAGATAATCATAAATAAGTAATACATTCTCCCCATTTTTGACATTTTGAACATACCATCTTTTAGCAATTGATATTACTTCATCAATAGATTTGTTAGCAACATATTTATGGTGAACTCTCCCCTTGTATTTCTCTAGAGAATTTAAAGCTGCATATACTTTATTTTTATCAATTGGATTATTTAAGAATTTGCCAGTTTTAATTTTGTATTCATTGACACCCGAAATAGCAGAAAGATTTCTAGCAATAATACGATCTGTTTCAAGTTCTGTATCCAAAACCAATGCTAAACAATTATTCTCTTCTAGACCAGCTACTTCATAAGCTAGAAAGTTTACGAAAGTACTCTTGCCAACCTTTGGCCCAGCGGCAATAACAAACAAGTCACCGAAGCTAGGACCTCCATACATTTTTGTAAAAATTGGAAATGGGGTTTTGAGACATACTGGCCTTGGATTATTAGCCCAGTCTAGAACGGTCTCCTGCATCGTAGAAAAAACATCAATAGGCTTTTCCTCATCAGCTACGTTTTCTGTGCCTGCACTCTTTAATGTGTTCTCAATAACATTGGCAAGCTCTGGCAAAGATTTATCAATATTACTCCTGATTTCATTCTTACCTTCTTCTAAAGATTTATCTGCTTTTCTAGCAAAATCATATTTAATTACGTTACTAATAAAGCTAGGAAGAGACTGCTCTCTGATTTGCATCTGAGACAAACAATCAAGATAATCTATAATGTTTAAATCTTCAAATAGCTTTAGACCAATAGACGTTAGCTTTTCAGAGACAAGCAATTTATCAACAGTAGCATTCTGATTGTAAACAGCCAAGATAGCTGAAAAAATGGCTGAGTGAACTTTGTTATCAAAATGAGTGGCTTTTAAAATAGAACCGTAATCGGCTACATTGTCTGGCCACTTTATAAAGCCAGCTAGACATGCACGTTCTTGTTCTTGAGGAGTTGAAATTCTGCTATGATTCATTTAAATAGAAAATCTTTTAGAGATTTAGGTTTTTTCACTGATAGTTCTAAGTCTAACTGTACATCTTGAACAAACATATCTTCCGATTTTTCTTGTTTTTGTTCTTGTTTTATTTCTATACTAGGTAAATACGCTCTAATATATTTTCGACCTTCTTCACATAGATAGAAAAGAAGAGTAGAAGCTTTTTTGTTTGGAACTACAGAGAGAAGAGTTTTTAAATCAAACAAAGCTAAAAGCTTATTTGCCGCCAGCATTTCCTTAGGCCAAAAAATATTATCTCTTTTTCCAAGGAAATGGAAGATAAGCATTCTTGCCTCTTTAGGATTAGAAATTTTCTTTTCCTTTGGTTTAAGTTTTAAAATCAAACCAAATTTTCCATGCAAATATTCTCTGATTTCCATGACCCCTTTTGACCCCATGCCCTCTAGAGACTTAATATCTTCTAAAAATTTACCATTGAAATCAACTTCAGAAAGGAAACCGTTTTGCAATAATACATTTTTTGTCCTATTAGAAATAGGGAATTCAGAAACAAGCATAATTATTTAATAATATGAGAACCAAAAACACTCTCTATCCATTTTTCTTTTAAGGGCATATTCTTTTCATAGATTTCGATTACTTCAAATCCATTCTTTTCAAGAAGATGCTCTTTCAGAACATCTCTATAAACCTGTTTCTCAAAATCTTCAACTGAATTTTGAAAATAAGGAGTATATTCTACATGAAATAATCCGTTTACTTCTACAGCTATTTTTCTTGAGAAATTCATCAGATCAACTCTCAAGCGAGTCTGAGGCAACAGGACCTCCTCTCCAACCACATCATCCTTCCAATATTTTTTAAAGAATTGTTTTACATTAAACTGGAAAAAACTAAGACTATCGCCATTCCATTTTATTGCATATTTTTTCTCAGATAATGGTCGGATATTATCCTTTGCCGTTATCCATTTCATTTAAAAATTATAGAGATAATTTTTGGATTTCCGCAATTATAAGACTACAAGCCTGTACTAGATTGTCTTGAACAGATTCACTAGGAGAAAAATTTTTAAATGGCCAAAGTTCTTTAGCTTCTTTAAAATTATTATCGCCAGAAGTTTGACCATGAGCAAAACCAACAAGAGTTAAAGCAGCCAATAGAAGCTGACCATTTTTATATTGTAGATCATGATCTACAGTATAGCCTTTTTCGATCTGCTTTTCTCTTTGAGCCTTAATTGAATCTAGTATTTCTTGAATGTCTTTCATATTTTATAAAGATATATTGTATTGCTTTAGAAAAAAATCAAATGATAAATTATCAATGTTCTCATTAAAAAGTTCTACTAATGTAATATTATTTCTAATGCACCATTCTCTTTTGATATCGTCACTTTTAACTTTGTTTAAGAAATTTTGTCGATTCTTATGCAACCATGGATTAAAATTTACATGGTATTCGTCGGGACTAACTTCTATAGCTATTTTTTTAGAGAAATTGAAAAGATCAATTCTGAATTTGCTGCCCGGAATAACAAACTCTTCTTTGACTACATCATTTTTCCAGAATGGGTAAAGGAAATTTTTTACTTTAAACTGGGGAATAGAAATTTTCTTATCCCAATCTATACAAGATTTAGCAACAACATTTACTTTTGTATTGCCTCTTAATTTCGTTAATTCCATTAAGCTATAATCTCATTAACCTTTCTAAGAAGCCATTCGAAAACATTTCGATTGCTTTCTATATAATCATAAAGAGAAGACATTCCTTGATGCTGTATTTGTATTTCTACCCCATCATCTTTAGCCATTGAAACAATACTTTCAGAAAAAGAATACCAAGCTCCTTTTTTGGTAACGAGTTCAAAGGATATAATCATATCCACTACTTCTTTCTCAACCCAAATAGCACAACCACTTCTTCCCTTTTTAATAGGGATTTTTACTTTAGATCCGGTTACATCTGTAGATGACTTTTTGATTTCAATAGTAGCATAAACTCCAAGAACTTTATTCTTTACAGGATCTGGTTTCTCATTAGGTTTTTCAAGAATGTAATCTCCACCATAACGAGGCTGATAGGAAAGGGTAATATCACTTTGGTGATTGATTGCTGATCCTCCTGCCCCATCACTTTGCCTTGGAGGAGTCTTACTATAAGGATCGAGTTTGATCTCAGCTGTGTACTGACTTGTAATCAAAAACAAAGCATCAAAGTGAACTACCTTCAAAGCCAATCTTTTAAATAAAATTTTTGTAAGAAGAGGAACCCCAGCTACTTTAACATTCTCATCTCCATTCCATAGATTCTTCTCTTTATCTGATTTAAGGATCACACCATCTAGAGAGTCAAGAATAATACATAGTTTCTCTCCTGCCTCATGCATTTTAGGTAGAATGCTTTCAATTAAAGATGCTATAGTTTCAAAAACATTACAACTAAAAACAAAAACAGTACCGTATTCCCAATTACTTGGATCAGTAACAAATTTCATTCCTGTTCTTTTCTGCATTTCAGGGGTTAAGCGAGCTTCAGCTTTAATAAAAATGGTTTTAGATTTTTCAATCTTATCCATATAATTTTGAGAGAAAACAAAACATTGTGAAGTTTTACCTAACTCACTCCCCTTACCACAAACTCTGACAAAGGAGCCAGAGCGCACCTTAATTAAGGTATCTAGGCCTAAAGATCCAGAAGAAATCGTTACCTCCTCAGGTTGAAGGTAATTAAAATGATTTTCCTCATTGTTCTTCAAAAATGAATTAAGCATATCTTTTGAATCTGCTTCATTTGAGGAGTCTTCTTTCTTTTTAGATGCCATATTATTATAATTTTTCTATTCTACTTGCTCTAATCCCTGAGTTTTCGAAGAATACAACTCGCAAGAGTTACAAACTTCATCTGTTAGACCGTGGATTCCACGTTCTAAACAATAATAACCAACAGATCTTTTGGATGAGCAGCATGAAGGGCCATACTCTGCAACTGTATCTGATCTGAATTTACATGTTTCCATTTTATTTTCCATAGATAAAAGAATACACTTTAAAAAATAATCCCGCGCCTAATTAAAGGCGCGGGAGAAACATCAATCTACTAAACAATAGATGTTTTTGCAACTTTCAGAACTTCTCCATTATTAACATTTATGAATGTAACATAATTATTAGAGATGCTCAAGATCTTTGCGCAGAACTTTTGTTGCCCTTTCTTTGATCGAGTATGAAGAGTTATAAATCGACCTCGATGATTTGCGTAAGGATGGTCCGCAGGAGTTTGAGCTTCGATCTTTACTTTTTCAGTTTTTATTTTATTTTGCTTATTCATATAGAGATATTGTGTCAAACAAACATATTTTTGTATGCTTTATAATTAAAGCTTTTAGTCTATCTGACTGCTCTTTTGTTAAGAGCTCTTCTTTAGTGTAATCTATTATAGATTGCAATGCAATTTCATTTGCGATTGCTTTCACATCTGACTCTAGCACATTCATATTATTTGTCAATTAAAATTTTTAAAGATTGAAAGATTTTAGAGAAAATTCAAAGGGATTACCTTCGATACTCTTTACTAAGTTTAACATTTTAAGAGCTATGATTCGAGTTTCTTCTTGAGTGTCAGGCTTTAGTCTTAAATTCCAAAAATTAAGAAAAGAAAGTAACGATCCTGTCCAGATAAATTGAGTTTCTAGACACAAAGGTAAAATTGCTCTAGCTTGTTCCTTAGCAACTCCGGCCTCACAAAGTTCCTTATAAAGTAAAGAGGATTGCTTGACAAAGTTAGAAATTTTTTCTAATAATTCTGGGTTATCAATTTCACCTTCACTGCCCTGTTTAGATGACTTAGACTGTTTTCTCAGTTTCTCTATTGTAAAATAATTATCACTGAAATCAACATATCTACCACTTATACTATTTGCAGACATTCCAACCTGATGTTTGAAAAGCTGTCTCTCTACAAAAATAGGACACTCTATTCTAAATTGTAATTGAGGATGTCTGAAAGGAGCGACATGTTTATGTTCAACAAGAAAATTTATTAGTTTTCCATCTTTTTCATCAAAGACATTTTTATATTTTCCATAGCTAACTCTAGCAGCATTGGCGATCATTAGGTCGTTTCCAAAATAATTTAATAATTCAGCTTTCATTTTGTAAATTTATTTTTTTTCTGTTTTCTATATGAGATAAGATTATATCTTCTTTTGATTTTCCAAAATATTCGACTCCATGGAAGTTTTTAATTATTTCTACATTAAGACATTTGTTTGCAGAGGTATCAAAAACATAAGCTAATATCCTACCAAATTTTTCTTTACCTTCTAATGACACATTATGTATATGAGTCTTAATCACAACTTCATTTTTATTATTTTTAAAAAATGTTTCTGCAAATTTTTTACTTAACTCTCCGAACTTCTTTTCTTCGGAATCTTTAGTTTTTATCTCAGGGGTATCTACCCCCATTAATCTTATAAATTTCTCCTTTAAGGAAAAACCGAATCCAAGATCAATGTCAGCTAAAAAAGTATCTCCATCATAGACTCTTAAGACTTTAGCTTTATATTCGTAAGGCATTTAATTATTTTTTTTTATTTGACTTTCTAAAATAGGAGAAAGATTAGCAGGACTGTAATTTGGACCCTTTTGCCATTTACCATCCTCTCTACGAAATCCATTTGTAATTTTGGAATCATTAGATCTGCACACTTCATTCTCAAATGGCTCAATGTCAAGTCCATAAGAACATGCCGCTCCTATAGAAACATAGTTAATATCGGCTAGAGCATCAGCCACTTCTATTAAATTGACTTCTCCTTCTATATCGTAATTAAAATCATCAATACTTATAGATTCTTCTTTATCTGACAAAGAAACTTTAACACCGCTTGCTTCAGCTAGTTCCAAAACTTCTTCTAAAAGAAGACTTATCCTTAGAACTCTAGTTAAATTGTCAGGTATAGAAGGAGAATCTGGGCAGTTTTGCCCAATAGCTTTCATAAAATTTAATACGCTTTTTTGGAAATTCGTCATAACAACGAAAATACTATAACATATTTTAAAAAAGTCAAGCTTTTTCTACTGATAGCTTTTCGATGTCAGACTTTAACATTTTATTCACAAGCTGATCAAAGTTACATTTTGGAAACCAACCCAAATCTTTTCTAGCTAATGAGCTGTCTCCTAATAAAGTTTCTACTTCAGCTGGTCTATAAAACTTTTTATTGATAATTACTAAAGTTTTTTTAATGCCATTTATACAAGCTACTAATTTTTCATCTTCAGGATTATTTGTTTCATTTTCCCATGAGCAATCTAATTTAATATAATTGAAAGATTTTTCTACAAACTCTCTAATAGAATGTGTTTCATTAGAAGAGAAAACATATTCATTGGGAATACCTGAATAATCTTTATTATAAATATCTTGATTTAACATTCTCCATACCCCATCCATGAAATCTTCAGCATCGCTCCAGTCTCTTTTGGCATCTATATTTCCTAATTCTAAAGGAGAAAAGTCTAAAGAGTTATCTATACAATATTTTATAGAAGAAACTTTTTTAGATATTTTTCTAGTGACAAATTCTTCACCTCTTCTCGTTCCTTCATGATTAAATAGCCAGCCTTGAATAGCATAAAGATTATAAGATTCTCTATAAACTTTTACAAGCTGTCTAGAAGCTGCCTTACTTGCTCCGTAAGGACTTCTAGGGCGTAAGGGATGAACCTCATCTTGAGGAAAATATAAAACATTACCGAATTCTTCAGAAGATCCAGCTTGATATAAACGACAAGTAGGTTTATATAATCTGATAGCTTCCAATATATCAAGAACAGCTGTAGAATTAGTCTGCCATGTTTGCCTAGCAAAATCCCAACTACTAGCAACAAAACTTTGAGCAGCAAAATTGATAAAATAATCAGGAAGTAGTTTTTCTACAATCCTAGAAATAGCATGAGGATCAGTCAAATCAAAATTAATGAGATGAAATCTATCTGATTTTACATGTTTAATATTTTCATGATTATAAACACTTAATCTTCTCACTCCTCCAAAAATTAAAAAATCTGTATTGTCAAGTAAATAGTCAACCATATGACTTCCATCTTGACCAGTAACGCCTGTTATTATTACACAGGGCTTACCATTGCGTATATTAACAGCTTCATCTATATTTAATATATTAGATGTGTCTATCTTTTTGCCATAATAAGTTTCTTGTAAATTCTCACTCATTTTAATAAATTTTAAGATTCGCAACTAGTACAGGTCATTAGATTCCTAGACAATTCCTGAGCAGGATTAGCTGATCTTTGGTAATACAATGTTTTAATTCCCATCTTCCAAGCTTCGATTAGTAAGTCACTTACTTCTTTCGGCTTTATATCTGGAGGAATCATAATATTCAAGCTCTGACTTTGATCAATAAATTTTTGTCTTTGAGCAGCTTGAATAATAATTTCTTTTTGACTGATTTCTCCAAAAGTTTTGAATACATCTTTTTCATCAGAAGAAAGAAAATCTAAATGTTGAACTGATCCACCTCTAATCAAAATGGATTTCCAAACTTCATCTGTATCATTCTTATACTTCTTTAGAACTTCTTTGAGGAATGGATTCTTGAAAGTGAAAGATCCCTTAGCGAGTTTCTTTACAAAGTAATTACTATTTAAAGGTTCTATACTCGGAGATACTTGCCCCAAAATGAATGATGAAGAAGTGGTAGGAGCAACAGCAATTGTTGTTACGTTTCTTCTCCCATAACCCTTGAGGAGTTCTGGCTCTCCGAATAAATCTGCGAGCTTTTTAGAAGCTTCATCTGCTCTCTTTCTGATAGTATCCCATATATGAGAATTAAGCATCTTAGCCTCTAAAGATTCAAAAGCAATCATTTGTGATTGTAGAAAAGAGTGCCATCCCAAAACTCCCATTCCTAAAGCTCTTTGATTTTTCGCAAATTCATGAGGAGCTTCCATAAATTTCATTCCTTGAGTTTTCTCAACAAACTCTTGATTTACAGTATCAAGGAAATAGATTAATGTCTCAATAGCATCAGTTTTTCTAATCTCATCCCAATGGAGAAGATTCAAAGAAGATAAAACGCAAACAAAACTTTCATTACTGTTCGATTGAAGAGTTATTTCTGAACAGAGATTACTTGAATTTATTTTGTATCCTTTATCTTTGTAAACTTGAGGAGCATTTTTATTTACAGTATCGGTAAAGAAAATATAAGGATAGCCAGTTTCGAATCTCTTCTTAACTATTTTTCCCCATATAGATCTCTTATCCTTATCTCCTCCAATCATTTGATTCATCCAATCGTCTGAGATAGTTACTCCTATGCTCATATTTTGAATAGAATGGCCCTCAGAGCGAATCATAAGGAACTCTTCGATATCTGGGTGCTCAACTGGTAGATATGCCGCAAAACTGCCTCTACGTGCTGAGCCTTGGCTTACAACATCAGAGACTTTATCAAAGAGCTCCATAAAGTGGACAGCTCCACTAGACTCTCCGCCTGAACTAATTTTGGAGCCTCTTTTTCTCAAGTCGCCAAAATAGCCAGATGTACCCCCTCCCATTTTAGACATAATGCCTACCTCGCCAACTTTCCATAGGATACCTGTCATAGTATCCTCCATATGAGAATTAAAGCAAGAAACAGGCAATCCCCGTTTATTGCCATAATTAATCCAGACAGGAGTGCTTAAGCTATAATAACCAAGAGAAACATACTTTTCGAATTTATCTGCATAACCTTCAATGCCGAGAATACGTTCAGCATTTTCTGCTATGTCTCTTATTTTTTTTTCTGGAGTGACGCCTTCTTCAAGATAGCCTCTTTCCAAAAATAGTCTGCTGTGGCTATTAAGCCATTTGTAAGCCTTTTCCATAATCTAAATCAATGTATATACTACAATCGAGAAGTCAAGATGTTATCTTTATTAAAATAAATCTTCTTCTCCAAAGCTTTTATTAGATTTAGCGTACTCAGTTGGGCGAGAATGAAAAAAATCAGTCATATTATTTCCATATAACTGTTCATCAAACCAGTCTGTTTCTGAAACTAAATCTTTATCAACATCAAATATTTTATTATATCCAATATTTACAAGGGATTCGTTCATACGATTTTTTATAAAATTCTTGAGAAGATCTGGATTAAGTTTTTTACTAGTAAACCCGTTAAGTATCCAATCAATTATTTCACATTCATATTTAACAGCCTGCTCCGCTTCATGCATGACTTTATTCTCAAGATCTTTATCAAAGAGATCTGGATACTCAGATTTAATAGTATTAATAATCTTAATACCAACCATTGCATGAAGATTCTCTTCTCTTGAAGTATACTCTACTTGTTTGTTAGTATCTTTTAGAAGATTCTTGTAACGCCCAAACCAATTAATAATGTAGAATTGAGAAAACAATGCAATATTTTCAACAAACAATGTGAATAATATTATAGAATAAATAAATTGCTTTTTATTATCAGAGTGAAATTTATGCAAATGCTTACGCAAATACTTAGATCTACCCATAATAATATCGACTTTCAAAGCATCATCAAATGCAGTCTCAAGACCGAGGACTTCTAATAACCTTTCGTATGCATCTCCATGTATAACCTCTGTATTCGCCATAACGAACCCTAGGTCATTCATTGAAGGATGAGGTAGGTTATCACCAAGCTTAGACCAAAACTTTTTTACAGAAATTTCTAGCTGGCCAATAGTCGTCAAAGCCTTTACAATAATATCTCTTTCTTGATCCGAGAGCTTTACTTTAAAATCTTGCAGATCGCTTTGGAAATTAAATTCTTTATTAGTCCAAAACCCATCATGCATAGCAGAAATGAATTCTTGAGTCCAAGGATAGTTGTCTGGCTTCCTTGATATTTGTTCTTCGAAGATCATAAATTAATTCTTTTTTATTTCTGAGGGATGAGCAACATTATATTTCTTCTTGTACTTTGCAACTTCTTTTTCAAGAATAGGGTCTTTCCCTAGTTTATCTTTTCTCATCAAAGACAGTTCTTGCGCTCTATCCTGCAAATCTCCAATAGTACCCTTTTTATTTGTTTTATTTAAAAAGTCTCTTGAAGAGAAAGGATCAATTTTCGTATCTATACTAGTGTTCGGAATAGTCCATACTCTGTTCCATTGAACACCATCTTTTTCATACTTGTGTTCATCATTCATACCTTGAATGACTTCGACTCTTTCATTAGAATCTGGGTTTTCGTAAATATATATCATAGGAAAATAGATTACACTTTTCTAAATATTCACTGAAATTTCCGCTGTTAATTTTAAAGAAAAAATTGGTAACCCAATGTGACTAGTAATGCCCAAATCTAAAGCTTCTTGAGCATTCAAATACCAATCTAAATCTTTTCTTTTATTTAATTCTTTTTTAAGCCATTCTTTATTTTTAGCTCCTTTCAAGTGAGAAGAAATAATTTTCATGATCTCCTCTTCCTCTTTCATTAAAGCGTTAAAGAATTCTTTTTGTTCACTAGCCCTTCCATCAGGAATAGAGGAAACTTGAATTCCATGAAGCATTAAGCCAGCATACTCTCCCATAAAACGAAACCCCTCGTCTCCAAAACAAAAAATAAAAGCTCCCGCAGAGGAAGCCTCACCAGCTGTCATTGTAGCTATCTTTAAACCTTTCTTCCTAGCGGAAAGTAGTATTGAAAGAATAGCTTTTAAAGAAGAGATATCTCCACCGGGAGATTCGATATGTATCGGAAAAAGAATTTGTTCCAATTCTATAGCCTCGTTAATTCTATTAGCTAAGGCTTTGACTGTTGTTGGAGAAAATTCTGTTAAATAAAAACTTCTTGGACCATTAATTCCTTGAACAAAATTTGGAGCATCTATATCCCATTTCATATATTTGATAATAAACTATCGACAGTGTTTTTTACACTGAATATATTAGGAAGATCTGATTTAATTTTCTCTCCAGACTTAAAAAATTCTACGGCTTCTAAAATTTTATCCTCTACTTCCTTATCATCAAAATCGAACATGTTACCTTGGTTTACTATGGACCCTTGATTAAAAAATGCTCCATCATAAATAGGGATTTTCTTAGAAGGCTTTACAATAAAAGATTTGCCATGATTCAAGAAATCAGAATGAGCATGAGCATCCATCGCTACACATACTTTGTTTAGAGAAAGCATATTGAATAATGGAAGATTAAAACCTTCTGCTCCAGAAAGACCAGATAAGTCAATATCACAAGCATTCATTATTTTATTTACTTGTGAATTTTTATCTTGGCGAGGAATAAAATTTATATTCCACGGGATATTACCTCCAGATTCTTGAAATATATTCCGCACTATTTGATCCCAACTACTCTTCTCAATAAAAGGATTATCTATAAGACAATTTAATCTGAAACTAGAATCATTTCTAAAAAGTTTATCCCAGATTCTTATAATCTTTTCTGTATGCTTTCTTTTTTCAAACTTGCCTATTAAAAGAAAATTAACAGCATCAACTCTAGGAACAGTAGAATCTTCTTTTACGTGAAGAGCATCAAAATATGGATGACAAACTCCTACATTCTCTAATCCTTCTCTTTTAGCCATATCACAAGAGTAATTACTAGAGAATAAAACTTTATCGTTATTTCTAATAATATTTTTTTCTACTCCTGTTAGAGTATCCGTTTCATGGAATGTCCATAAAATTGTTGTATCTGAAAGTCGTCTCTCAGATTCCATAAGATGCCAAAGTCTAATAGTTGGGAATTTACGAGAGAAATTCAAATGCGCTTTCTGACAACAAAATTGAAGCCAATCAAAAAATGGCTTATCTATATCGAAAGCTTTTAGATCGACTTGACCAATTGGGAATATATTAGGAAGAACTTTTCTATCAAAAAACTCTTTCAATACTCCAAAGGATACTTGTCCAAAAGATAATCCATTAATTGGTAATTCTAAATTTATATTCATTCTGAATCTTTTTTTAAATTAAACTCGTTTATTTTTTGCTGTAGATCTTTTTCGCCTTTTAAAAAGTTACCTATTACACAATAACAAAAATCTACATCGTAAGGTTTATCTATATACAATATTTCAGGAGGAAACGGTTTATAGTTTTTTAAAATATTTTTTATAGTAGCTTTGAAACTTTTTGAATCAGCACAATTAAAATATTTTTTTTGATCCCCTTCTATATATATTACAGATTTTTTATCCGAATCCATACAGGATATAATCTCAATACAAAAGAACAAGAATTTCCCATCTAATGTTTCAGCCCCAAACGAAGCACTTTTTAATACATGCGATAAATAAAATTTATGAGTATGCAATATTAATTTCTCCTATGCTGAAAAGAAGTAAGAAAAAGATTATTTATAATAGCAGCAACTATAGGGCAATAAATAAAATTATTAATATCAAAACAGATACAATACCAGAAAGTTAAACAAAAAATACAACCTAATAGATATTTTAGTTTTCTACATAAATATCCTAGAGTATTTTTGCTTCCTCCTTTCCTATCTAGATATCCATATATAATTGATCTTGGATAATCAAATACTGGAGCGAAGTTCAATAAAAAAAATACGAATACACAGGCTATAGACGTTTTTAAAATTTCGATTATTTCCATTTCTTTAAGTCATTTAAATCTTCTCTGCCAATTTCTTCGAAATGAATAATTGCCATTAGGTTAAATATTACAGCTGCAAGATGATCTTCGTCTCTATCTCCTTTCCAATATTGCATCAGATGTCTAAATGCACTTGCGAAAAATCTTGAGAATGGCATTCCCTTTTCCCAATTCCATTCATCATATTTAACAGCTCCTCTTTCCATTAAAGAAGCTAATCTTGTCATCATAAAAGGAGAAATTAAATCGAATCTATGTTTTCCTTCTTGAGTATCTCGTTTAGCCCCAGTATCAAAATTTTGTCTAGATCCACTATCTTTAGTTTGGAATATCATATTTATTTTTTTGTATATGAAATACATTATATATTTATAAAGTCAATACTTAAGTTTGTTATTCATATACATATATATAAATACATACATAAATACCAATAAGAAGTTTCCTTATAGTCAGGGGACTTCTTACCTAATCGTTTTTAAACAAAAAAACGAAGGTTTTTGTATGCCTGAACAAGTTTAAATCGCTTTTTAATGTTTCCCTTTAGTCAGTACGGACTCGCCTTTCGGCGACCCATGATGTTCTTATTGACGTATCAAAATTGGATAGAAGCCCTTTACCCAACCGACTTGCTCATCTGCCCACTAGATTTATTAGATCGTAGTTGTAGAAACTACTGAACAAGTACTCAAACTATCAGCTTCGGTACACCCTTTCGGATGTTGGTGTTGACAAGTCCCAAGTCAGAGCACCGTGCGATTTTTCTTGAATGACATCCGGCTTTGGGAGTCCCGGACCCATGTGGCAAATGAGGCCACTATTTAAATTAACTTTTGACCCATAGAGTATAAAATTTAGTTTGTCAACAACTATTTTAAATTTTCTA